GCGGACTGCGTGATGATCAGGATGTCGGTCGGCGTAAAAGACAAGGTGACGGTGCTCCCGCCCTGGCCGTCATCGGCGCATGGGATGGCCTCACGCACAACAGTGTCGCCAGCACCGCCAGTCGGAATCCATGAGATCGCCGTGGTCCCTCCGCCAGGATACGAGACCACGACCTCTGTTCCGGATAACAAATTAGTCGCGAGGTTGATCGTCTGACCTTTGTGCGAGGCGTAAAGGTTTATCGTTGGAGCGGACTCCAGGTACACGTTTATTACACCTGGTGCGGGAACAGCCGACACGCGGATCTGCGTCACGCCGCCCCAGTTCGTCGTCCTGAAGCGCTCGGTGATAGCGTTGGTTGTCAGCACTTTTTGGGATGAAGAAAGCGACCCACAACCGGACAACGCGAACCTAATTTTCCCGGATCCAGCGCCGCCGAACATCGTGGCTTTGGCTGTGATAGTGGCGCGCTCGCCAAGGCAAACCTGTGATGGCACGGATTCGAGAGTCAGTGTGGACGCGCACGCGGTCGGGTTGCTCTGATGCACCGTGCATTGGCCTTGCGCCCCGGCAACGCTGGCCAAGATCACAATGTCGCCTGGAACACGCCCAGCGGTCCAAGTGTTGATCGCGCCAAGGACTTCGTAGTCGATGAGCAACGCCTGATCGAAAAAATCCAGAGGACTCAAAAACGTGATGGTGTGCCCGGAGACACTGCCGCGGCGGGTCTGGTACAGGTTCCGCTTGCGCCGGATGTCCGAGTATGCATAGACGCCGATGACGGCCGCAGCCGGAAGGTCCAATGTCACATGGTAATAATCGTCCGCCCGCTGCTCCTCGCCGATGATCTCCGCGTACCCCGTGACGCTCGACTGGTCCGCAAGAAACCCGGCCCCGGCAGACCAGTTGACCGTGGTCCCGGCAACGACAAAGTCACCATCCGCCCCGATCACGACGGCAATCAACCGGACCTGATCGGTGCCGTTCGCGGCCACGCATTCATCTTCGGGATACATGGGCACTACCTGAACCGACAGACCCGCCACCGCGCCATCACCACTGATCAGGATCCTGTTTCCAAAGTCAGGCACCTGGCGCTGGGAGGTTTGCACATCGATCTGGCTTGCGATCAGCGTCACGTCTGGATCCGGCAGATCACGGTACAGCCTGGGCGCGATCAGGAGCGACCCGTCAACCTGCGGCCAGCAGATCTGGCCAGACTTCTCAGCCAGGTCCTGGATGATCTGACTCGGGTACCAGTCCGAGACCGCGTAGCAGTAGGCGCAGACCGGGTAATCGTTCTGCACTTGGATGGCCACACCGCACATCGCGCCAAGCTCTTCCAGGATTGCGGCGATCGTGGTCGCGGCGGGCCATTGGCGGCTTATTTTCGGAGCGAATGGCTTCGTCAGCCGTGCGCTTAGGGTTCGCCCCCAGATGGTGGCCGTGCGGGCGCGAAGGTCCGGAGGCTGCGTGGTCTCTTCAAGGAAAAATGAGCCACGGCTGACCCAAGAACCGGCGACAAGCGCATCCGCAACGATAGACAGACCCTGTGGCACCCGGGGCAGCACAATTCCGTCCAGGACGGCGCGGTCCGCAATGGATACCTCGATCTCTCCAGAGACATTTTCCGCTTCGAATCTTGTCTCGACCAGGTCGACTTTCTGCGTGATGTCGACGCCGTTCAGGATGACGCGCCATGACTTCACAGTTCGACCTCCGCCATGACAATGAACACGAACTCATAGCTGTACTCGTACACGCCATGCTGGGCCCAGAACTGATTCATCCAGACGTTAAAACCTGCAGGCTTGCGGCTCCATCTAACCCGCCAGCAGCGGATCCCGTCAGTCAAGAAGTACTCGACGTCGGCAGCCTTGTAAGCGGCCCGGAATAAAGCCACCGTCTCGGGCGTTAAAAATTCGCCATCGGGCTGTGCGTTGCCCTGAATGGTCAAGGTCCCGCCGCCATCCGGAACGCCGAAGTCATGCACCACGATGCCATTGTCGCCGGTCTCGATGACGGATCCGCGCCCTTCTGGCGGTGCCTCCTGAATGCCGCTCTCAATCGGGTCATGATCCCAAGCGATGTTCAGCGCCGGGACTGGGTCCGCGAGATCCGGCGCCAGAGTCGGGACGATGTCCACCGAGTACAACCTGAAACGTGTGGCCATGGGCTACCTCTTTCCGGACAGCAGACCTACCCGGGTCAGCTCATCAGTGATTGCATGCAGATTGCGCCGGCTGTCACTGCCGACGACGCGGATCGACGCTTCCGTCTCGCCGGCTCGGATCAACCAGGTCATGGTATCGCCGAACGCGGTTGGCATGGACGATGCCGCTGGAGCCGAGGCCCATCCGCCTCCGGCCAATTTCAGAGCTGGAGCGGCCATCGCACCAGTGACGCTGCCGAATAGACGCTGCAGATCGGACTTCGAGGACACGGCGTTGAACTGTTCGATGAATCCAGGCAACACTTGGGATATGATTCTGGTCGCGCGTTCTCGCACCACGAACTCTCCCCGGGAAAGCATGGCCCGGATTGAGTCCGACGTGCTTGTCCCTGGACCGAAGACCGTGCCCGTGAAACGTCTCCAAGCGCGGCCACCAGCTGCCAGGCGCTGGACCGCCTCTCCGGCCCACCCACCTCCAGCGTGATGCTCGACGACGTAGCGATGGACCGTATGCGTGGATGACGTGTTGCGTCCGTTCAGGGAGTCAATCTCCTTCTTCACGGCAGGGACGTTGTCTTTCACGCCATGCTTGGAAGCAGTAGTCGTAGTGTTCAGGGTTTCACGAAGCTTATCGAGGGCTTCTCTTGCAGGAGCGGTATCCAACGCAGCAGGGACTTGCAGCCCGGCCTTTGTCATGGCGGTTTTGAGATTGGCGACCGAAACGTCGAGGCTCGCTTGGTCCACTCTGGCGGTAAGGGCCATCTCCTTGTTGTCCGGCGCGTCCTTCCATGCTTGCAAACTTGCAGTTGCGGCAGACAAATCCGCGTCGACTCTGGCCATTATAGCCTGGGCTTCGGCAATCGCCTTCAGCTTCTCGATCGCAGCAGTGGCGGAAGCTTCGTCCGCCTCCAGCTGGAGCGTGACCTTCTGTTCTTGGGCGGCACGTATTTCTTGCAGCTTCTGCAGCACCCCTTCCAGCTCGCCCTTGGCATCATCAGCCTTGGCCTTGGTGTCATTGGCCATCTCCGCACGCTGCTGGGCGTTCTTGGCCATGTCTCCATCCAAGATGGCAAAGGCCTGTTCGATCTGGGTCTGGCTGGTGCTTACGGCCTGCTCCAGAGTTACCACCGTGGTGGATACCTTTTTGCCGCCTTGCTCGACGGTTCGAACCACTTCCTGGGCGTTACGTTCAGCCAGACTCATGGCCTCGTCTGCATACCGCTTGGCAATGTCTGACTGGCCTTTTGCCGATGCCTCCCGAGCCTTGGCAAGCTTGTCCTCGATCTGCGCCACCCTGTCGGTGTACGCCTGTTCATCGGACATGGTCTTCTGCTTCAGCGCGCGGATCCGGTCCTCGACGGACATCTTCAGCAGCAAGCGTTGGCTCTCGATCTCCTGCACGGCCTTCAGGTGCCGTTGTTCCTCGGCAATGAGGACATTGACGGTCTTACGGTACCCAGCTTCCAATTGCTTATAGATCTCGACCTTGGCATCGGTGGCTTCCTGCTCCAGCTTCACCGTGTCCATACCCGCAGCACGAGCTATTTCCAGGGCGCGGCCATGGGTGGTCTGCCAGGCGCGCTCCATATCCTCACCGGCGGCCCTGACAGCATCGACTTTTTGCTGTTCCGACTCCAGCGTAATGCGGGCCGTCTCACGCAACTGATCTCGCTGGTTTAGGCCTGCCGTCTGTACGATCTCCAGTTCCCGCTTGGCCGCGTCGTCAATGGCCAATAAGCGATCCGCGAGAGTCGTCTTGATCTGCTCGGTGGCCGTCTTGTAGCTCGCCACCAGCGCTTCGATAGGTGCGGTTGCTTCCTGCATGGCCAGCTGGATCTGGTTCTTGGCCTGGTCCGCAGCAGTGCCGACGCCCTTCAGTGCCTCGGCCACGTCTCCGAATGCTGCAGCACGCTCTGCCATGGCCTTTTCCGAATCGTCATCATCCTTGAACCAGTTCCAGGCGTCCCAAAGGAGCGTCAGCCCCGTGATGGCCCATCCAACTGGGCCCATCATACCGAGGATTGCTCGGCCAATTCCGGCCATAGCGACGCGGACAGCAACAAGAATGCCTGTTCCGGCGCGCATAGCCGTAAATATCGTGCCAAACGTTGCCCCTGCTGCAGTAGCGACGGTTCCTAGCCTTGCCAGTACCGGTCCGAGAACGGAAAATATCAACTTGAGCGGGCCCCAGGCCAAAGCGATCATAACGCCAACAGTGGCCAACCTGGTCAAGTTCGGGGCAACATCGATCAAGGCCCTGATGGCATCTGCAACAGCCACCAATGCCACCGAAGCCGCTCTGATCATCGGCAGGAATAGCTCCCCGACTGCTGCGCCAGCGTTGCGCCAGGCCGCGCCCATCTTGTTCAGCTCAGCCTCGGTAGATTCGAGCTTCATGTTCGTCAGGTCGCGCAAGCCTTCGATCAGTTCTTCGTCTGACTTGGCGGCACGGCCCATAGCTTCGTTCAGCAGATCAACGCCGCCCGCCAGCTTGGCGATATTCTCCGTGTCCAGGCCTTCCTGAAAAATCCCCCGCAGGATCTCGAAGCGTTCGGCCGAAGGCATTTCCTGCAGCCTCGCCATGAACTGCTGCAGCGCTCCGCTGGCATCTCCGGCAATGACCTGGGCAAACTTCCTGGCGTCTCCGACCACTCGCTGCAAAGCCTTGCCAGCCTCGCCCGTTCCCGACGACGCGAGGCGTAACTTCCCCAACAGTGTTCGCATGGCCGTACCGGCCTGTTCCGAGGTAGCTCCCAAGCTCAGGAACGCCGTTGCCAATGCGGCGGACTGCTTCGCGGTCAGACCGAATTGGATCGCGGATCCGCCGCCGAGCTTCAGAGCTTCGATGATATCCCGCTCGCTGGTCGCGGCATTGTCGGCCAGTTCGTTCAGAGTGGCCACAAAAGCTTCCATATCCTTCACGCCAAGGCCAAGGATGTTCTTGAGCTTGGCGAGAGCGTTGCCAGCTTCCTCGGGAAGCATGTCAAAGTTCATGGCTGCCATGGCCGCAATCCGCGAAAACTCAAGCAGATCACGCTTGGCCACGCCGGTCTTGGCTGCAGCCGTGGCCAGCTGCGTAATGCCCACCGCGCTCATACCAAGTTCGACAGCCAGATCCTGGAACTCCTTACCCATCTCTCTGGCTTCTTCACGGGTCACGTTGGCTGCTCGTCTGAGATCCACCAGGGCGGACTCAAAGCCGATGGCCTCCTTGGCCGCCTTGCCGAGTACAGCCAGGCTCGCTGCCAGGCCGACCAACTGCCCCCAGGCATCCCGAAGCTGGTCTGATATCCTGACAGCCCCCGACATCTCCCCCTTAAGCTCCGACATCTTGACCTTGGCTGCCTGGGTCGCGCGTGCCAGTTCAGAGCCCGTCGATCCGCTCGACTTCTTGAGCCGATCCAGGGCGGCGTTCACCTGGTCCATCTCTTCCTTGATGGCCCTGGTGGAACGAACGCCCAGGGTGCCCCAGTCGCGCTGGGCGACCACCGCAGCCCGCGTTTCCTTGACGCGCTCGCGAGCTGCGTTGATCGCCTCCCGGTCCGCAGCCGTGGCTTCGCGTCCGGAAATTTTGACCTGAGCAACGAGGGCTTTCAGCTCGGCCATGGCCTGCTTGGCATCGGCCTGGATCTTTACGGAGAGATTCATGTCACTCATGCGAGGTCCTTTTTCAGCTTCGCCAAGTAGGCGTCGTAATCCTTCGGTTCAAACCATGCGGCTCTGGCCGCATTGCTCTGTTCGATCGCGCGCAGGGCTGATTCCCTGCGCTTCCTGGCTGCAAGGGCGTCAGCCAGAGCCCATAACCCCGGAACGGGGAGGTTCAGGATTTCGTCGAGCCGGTACCCTGCGCCGACAAGGGCGTCGATTGCTTCAGACCAGCTGCCATCTCGGTCATCCCCTCGATCGTCTGCGTGAACACGGGGAGGACCTTCCTGGCTAAAAAATCGCCGTTCACCACCAGGAGCTTCCCAAATAGACGCACCAGGTCATCCAATCCGAGATCGTCAACCCATGCCCTGGGCTTCCTGGACCCAATGGCACACGCGGCGATAATGCACTCAACGGCAACGTCGGATTTATCCACAGCAAGGGCCAAAATTCGCTGTTCTAGCTGCGCGTTTTCAAGAGATTGGTACGAAAGCAAAAGCTCCTTGATGTCTGCGAAAATTGGCTTGATGGCCGCGACCAAGCGCGGAAGTTCACGAGTCCGAATGGGGGTCAATTCCAGCGTCTCGTCGTCAATAAGCAAAACGAAAGGTGCCGGTGCGATCTTTTCAAGTGTCTCCATGGTGCTCCTTATGGATCGGGCCAGGCTCTTATTGAACCTGGCCCGCTGCTGTTAATGTCAGGGTTACCGCAAGACTCGTTCGCGGAAGTATTTGGATCCAGTGGTGCGGGTCAGATCCGCGAGGATGGATCCTTCAAGTTCGAAAGACTGAACGGTCTCATCCGAGATCAGGGAGAGCACCTTGGCAGGGTCGAACTGGCACTTGAAGGCTTCAACTACGACCGGCTTGTTGGAGTCCGCGGTATTCAGGCCCTCGAACCGCAGCAGGCGGGCCACAGCGCCAGTGGTCAACGAGTCCACCTGTCCCTGGGCTTCATAGTCGTAGGCGGCAGTCAGATCGTCATCGTCCACCAGGCCGGATGTTGCAGGAGTGGACGCGAACTTGATGCTGCCCGCGTCGGCATTAAGCTGGTAGTCATAAGGCGTGACATCATCCACGTATGCCACGAGGGGCGTCCCCCCCTTCGTCAGCACCACGTTGCTGACCTTGATGTGGGGTAGTGGCATGATCTTTCCGAGTCGACACACCAGCGCGCCAGCAGTAACTTCTCCTGCGGCAACGTCCGTCGCCGTGCCGCGCGTGAACATGGCCAAGACATCGCGGGCAAAGTTCTGGCAGGTCATTTTAATGCTGACCTTTGTCTCCTTCTCCTTGCGTAGATCCGTGCCGCGCTGGCCGCTCTGGCTCTCGGTGTGTTCCTCAACGGACACCTCAACGCCAATCTCCAGGGCAGTCGTGTTGCCCAGGGCTGTCAGCCCCAAAAGGTTGTTATCATCATCCAGGTCGCCGACCAGGACAACGCCCTGCCCGGAGTAGTAATATGTCTGTCTATCCCATGTCGTCATTGATCTCTCCTCGGGCCTTCGCCCTAAGCCCCGCGCGGGGCAAATACGTTGATTGCGAATTGGGCTTCATAGCCCATGAGGCCGCTACCCTCCGGCAGACGAAGGAGCTGGTCCCCCAGCCTGGTCAGCGTGCGGGCAGCGTCCACCTTGGCTCCGGACAGGGCAGTGTTAACGACTTCCAAAAGCCCCAGGGCTGTAACGGCCCCAGCTTTGGAGGATCGATATTCCTTGGTCAGCACCAGACAGGACCACACCCACGTCTCAGAGTGCATCATGGTCTTTGGATCTTGACCCGGCCGTGGCTTGCCCCCGGCGTAGACCACCCAGACCGCACTGCCGCGTACGTCCAGGGCCTTGCGGTCGGACAGGCCCATGGGCAACGGCTCCACAGCGACACCTGCCGGCACCATCTTCTTGAGGATGGCGACGATCGCGTCTTCGTGCTCCAATCTGGTCATCACAATGCTCCTTCCAGGAAGTCCTGAAGTGTGGCCTTCACCTCTGGCCAATCGAGGCTGTCCTGATCTGGCAGAAACGGACGGGACGGAATGACCGTTTTCTTCCCACGCCCAGCCTTCCCACCAAGTTGGTGGATCGCGGCATAAAGGACGTTCGTCCCTACTTCGACCTGGTTCTCGGTTGCCAGTACGTTGATGGAATTGCGCAGTATGGCGGTGTCGATCAGCGTCTGGCCACCAGTGGCCAACGCTCGGCCTGACGCTGGCCATGCCGTACCGTCAGGGGCAACGCCCGTTTCAAAGGCTGTGTCCGCCTGCTCCACAATGATCTCGCCGATGGTCTGCATGACTGGCGTCAAATCGTCCATTCTGCCTGCCAGCTCGTTCAGCATTGCCTCCATCTGGATAGATTCGATCTTGACGGACAGACCGGACATTACAGCGTCCTCCTCGACATTAGCCGCTCACTTGCAGTGAACGAGGCTGTCCCTTGGCTCGGCTCCGATGCCACACCGTCTTCCGCTCCCAGGGCCATCTTGCCGGTGGCGATGGCTTCCAGCAGGCGCATGCACCTGGTGGTTTCCCGTTGCCAGGTATCCGGCTCTTCCACGCCTGGGCGGCGCAGGTAGAGATGATGGATAGCCAGCTTGGTGGACAGGTTCTCGATCAGCGCCGGCACCGGAGAGAGCGGGACCCGCTTTACCGTTCCAACGTAAGCGTCGATTTCCCGATCGGCCTGTTCTATGGCTTCCTCAAGCACGGCTGTGACCGCCGAATCATCGAGCAGCCCGGCGGCGTCATCGTCGGCCAGCTGCAGGACCTCGTACTCGGGGAGCAGCTTCAGGATCTGGGCGACGGTGCTGTACATGGGCTATTCCTTGCCCGTCTTTTTACCGGCCGGCTTCGTGGCGGTCTTGGAGCCCTCGGTTCCGGCCACGTCGGCGACAATTTCAACGACAAGCATCGGATCCGCCCGCAGTTCAGCCAGTTGCTCCGGCGTGAACGCATCGTCCTGGTGCTCGACCGGCTTGGCGCTATGGGCCACCCCGCAGCGCCGGAAGCCATCTTTTTTCGCAGTGATGATGATCATGTTTATCCTCGCGTCAGGGCGCGGAGTGTCCGCGCCCTGGTGTCAGTGATTATTCCGTGCCCGTGCTGCCGTAGCAGAGTTGCCAGAACCCATAACCCGCAGCGCCTCGCGCTTCGCAGCCGAACTTGAATTCGCCGCGCATGAACACGTCGTCGTTTTCCTGTGTGGTCTGCTGCACAAAGACGGGCTCCTTGCGCGGCTGGTAGATGAAGGGGCGGACAGGCTTGGTCGTATCCAGCAGGAACCAGGCGGTGTCCGAGGTCAGACGGGCATCGACGACCAGTTCAGCAGTGCCCTTGTAGGGATTGGGCTTGCCGTCTTCCAGGCGATCATTGTTCAGCAGGGCGCGGGCCGTGTCTTCCAGGGCAGGCGGGACCAGCAGAACGTTCGGCGTGATGTTCAGCGGGCGGCCTTCGTCATCCTTGAACTTCTTCATGGCCGTGCGCGCCGCACCGTAGGAGCCTTGGGCCAGGGCAAGGGTGGCGCAGCTCAGGGCCTTGGCACCTTTGTTACTGACCGATGCGGCCGCACCGGTCGTCGGGTTAACCACCGGATGGTCGTCATCGACAAAATACTGTCCGTCAAAACACTCTGTGGTGAACGCCCCGTTGACCTTGTCGAAGACAAGCTCGTCGGGCCACTGCTTGGCGCTATAGCCAGCGTTCTGCGCCTGAGGCGCATAGATGCCCAGGTTGTCGTCCTCGATGTCATTGCGGCGCACGGCAACGGTCGCCTCGAAATCCTCATTAACCAGGACGTACTTGCCCGCCTTGAGCGCCTTGACGACCTTGTCCCCGATCCACTTGCGCATCTTCGGGAAGTTCTCGATCCATGCATAGTCGGTCTGGGTCCCGGTGCTGGGGACCTTCATGGCGATCTTTTCCCAGACAGCAGGGGTCTCGGAAAATACCTTGTTGAAGGTGGCCTTCAGGTTGGTGAAGATGGCGGAAATGCTCGACTGATTCACGAGCAGGCCAGCGAAACCAATGCCGAGGCCTGCCAGGTCCAGATTGATGCTTCCAGCTTCGGCCACACCGGACAGGGGGGCAGCGAGCAATACTCCGGTGATGAGCACCGCCCAGACACACAGAGTCGAAAAAAACCTTTTCATATCGTCGTTCTCCTTACGCGCTGGCCATGACGCCGGCGGCTTTAAGCTTGGTCAACAGGGCGTTGAAGTCCGTTTTCAACGCGGCCACATCAGCAGCTGCGGAAGCAGCCTGCGTTGCGACCTGAGGTGCAGCAGGGATCTCGACCCACACACCATCAGCGGCGACTTCGATGCAGCGCCCGGCCACAACGCCGTTGGTTCCTGCGGCATCGGCTACGGTCTCGTCATCTTCAACGAAGACAAGCGTCCCGGCATCGGCGACATCCACCGCGTTGGTGCCGGAGTTTTTGAACTTGAAGACCTTGCCCTTCCTGATCCGCACCACCAGGTCACCGTTGGAGCCGCTGGAATTGTCCACGGTCTCCTCGGCCACACCCAGCACCTTAATACCGGCGGTGTCCGCAGCCTCGACCGCGTAGCCCGCCGAGTTGAGCCCGACCATCTTCCCGGCCTCAATCTTGGTCGAGGCGGCGACAGCCAGGGGAACCAGCTGCCCGTCCTTCCATTCCGTTTTGCGTTCAGCCATGGGTCACTCCTTTATTTTCCGTACTTCTGCAGGTCTTCGTTACTGTTGCCGAACATCTCGGCGATGCGCTGTTCCTCGGCGTTAAGCGCCGTCCCCTTGTCCTCGGGACGCTTGCCGTCCATCTTGGATGGATCGCCGACTACCGGCGCGGCCTTGCAGTATCCGGCGAAGCGTTCCAGCCCGCCTTCCTGGGAGCACTGCGCCTTGTGGTATTCGACGGTGGCCGGAGTGATCTTGCCCTCGGCCAGGGCCTTGTCGATGGCGGCGGTGATGTCCTTGTCCTTGGCCTCTTTGTTCAAGCTGGCCAGACTCTGCTCGGCGTTCGTTGCCCGGGCCAGAGCGGCGTCGTAATCCGCGCGGGGAACGAACTTGTCCAGGGACGGGCTGGCTGCGGTGTTGGTGGCCGTGGCTAGGTCGCCTTTAAGCTTGCCGATATGGGCCAGCGCCGCTTCGAATGTGGTGCCCTTCGGCAGCCCAAGCGCGGCCAACAATTCTTCCAAAGTCATACTGTTCTCCTTCCCATTGAGGGCCTGTAAAAAGAGGTTCGGGCGGTTTGTCAGGGCCGCCGACGTGAGCGCCACAACCCGCTTGGACGCCCGTTCGAAAACAAAGACTGGGCTGACGTACCGATAGGCCTTAGATTCAACCGCATTGCGCCCTGCCTCGGTCCAATCGACACGTCCCCAGATCTGGCCACCCCGGATCTGCAGCTCCTGGATCCAGCCAACGGCCGGCGCCGGCTCTCCCTGAGGCGCCTTCAGTTCAGTGGCGTGCTCCAAGTCCAGGGGGAGGTCAGCGGAACCGGCGGCGAACGCATCCAGTACGAGCTGCGGGTTGTCGTTGACCCACTCCCGGCCATCGCGGCCGACTACCTGACCGGCCGGCACCAGCGGAATCCACTCCGGGGCCTGCCCGGAAACTTCCAGGGCCTGGACGTTGATGCCAACTGCCGTCATGGCAACAGACGCGGAGTTGAGCGCCTTGAGCACCCCACGCGCGAGACGACCGTCACCGATGACGAGTACCGGGGCACTGCTCATGCCTCGTCCTCCAGCATGTCCTTGAGCGCCTTGGCCGGACGAAATTTGACCGACGTCCTGGCAGGCACATCCATGGTTACGCCCTGCGGCGTCTGGATGGATCTGGCCGCCAGCTGCTTGAGCTTGAGTTTCCCCAGCCC